CGAGAACCGTCCAAAGGCTCCTACAGAGCGCGCCTGTTGGCCTACCTGATTAGTTGCGAGTTGCCGCTGCCGCTCAACAGCGGCGAGAGCGCCTTGCTCTACTTGCTGTTGGTACGGGTTTTCGTATGCCTGCAATGCCTGCGCGTTAAATTGGCCTGGCTGATATGTCGCGACACCCTGGGCAGCTTGCAGTGCAGAGGCATAGGCAGGCTGATACGCGCCAAAGTTAGAGCGAAGCGATTGGTATGCCGCCTGCTGGTCAGGGGACATCGCCGCGACGGTTTGCCCAGAGTAAGCCTGATATGGGGTCGCAGCGGCCTTTTTCGACAGCTCGATATTCTCTTGACCAAACTTATCAATCCACGCTGGGACAGAGTTCGTCGTAGTTGTGGTAGGTGAGGATGATCCGCCGCTCATATCAATTCTCCAAGTCGAAGAACATTACGGTTTGAGCCTTACGCCATCCCGCCTGTTCCATTGGTACCACTAAACCGGGGCGAACATAAGCCCGGCCCATTTTACAGTTATTCTCTTTAGCAAACTCGACGAGCTTTGGCTTTAAGTTCATTACTTCGTCTAGCACACCCGCACACCATAAGACCTCTAGGACGCGCTTCTGGGGGAAATCTACCACTTGGGTTATGGCTATCGCCCCGTCATTTAAGAAAGCCTGCATCTGGCCCACCTTAAGCGATTCTACTATGTCTCTTATAGAGTGCGTTTTACCACCTTTCTGCATCCCCGACTCAAGAAGTTTAAGGATTTGCTTTTCATCGAGATCCAAGAGGCACCGCCGTTGTTACCAGTGTTCCTGTGTTGCTCACAGTCAGCTTATACACTGAACCGTTTGGACTTTGAAGCAGGATACCATCTGTCGCCTCTTGCGCAGAAACAACTGGGATCAAGGACCGCTTGATCGTGTCCATCATATTGTTGAGAGTTGCTTGGTCATAAGTTGGCGGAGGATTGGGGATATATAACTTCATCTTGACCCTCTCGGAATCATGTTTATCCGCGTCTCGCCAACACTCCACGGGCCATCCTGGGTTGACTCTAACCTAACTCGGACTTCTCGCCCCGAAACACGAACATCTGTGTACCCATCAGGTCTAGGTGAATACACTTGAGAAAGCGTTTCTGTTCCTTCAGACGTATATGATGTGTAGAATTGCAACTGCGTCGAGTCATAACCGTAACCGCTGTCTGTGATGGCCTGCTTTACCATCATGACATTGTTCCCCTGCTGCAAATCAAGAGACCCAGTTTCAACCCACCTATCACCTACAAGAGATGCACCGTTATCGGTCCACCCATCCTCGTGATAGTATAGGTTAAAAGTTGTATCTGCCATTGTTGGGTATGGAAAAACGCTCGCACCAGTTGCTGCTGTTCGCGCCATTGATCCTATTGACCACCAATTCTCGGCGTAATTCCATATCACATACTTGTTTGGCTCAGATTCACCAGTAGAAGGATACCAGAACCAAACTTCTGGGAATAATCCATTCTCAGACCCATGCGTATAGACAGCACTAGCTGTGGTATCCATGTTATTGATAACGTACTCGTTAACGTCGCATGGCAAAGGTTTTACGTAACCTCCTTCATAGATCCAAAAGTTTTCACGACCCATCCATACGCATCTACCACCAAATGTGGCGAAAGCACGAGGTGCAAGAAGACCACAACCAAAACCAATACGCTCGAACCCATAAACGTATGGCAATCCTACATACCGCATTAGCCACGCTTCATCTTCAGTAAATGATGAGCGTACCTTCGCGCACAGTTGTAGCCATCACAATTCTTGATTGTGTGTCTAAATCAAAGAAACCAGCAGTATTTGTTGCTGATGCAAAATCCCACTCAGCAAAATCTTCTTGGCATGACCATCCAACTCGACGAGGGTTGTCGTTCAAACCAAAAAGAACAGCGTGTCGCTCTGTAGTGACTACTACACCTCGGTTATTTGTAGGTGTACCAGGGTGTGTAACATTTCCACCAGATGATGTAGCGTTTGTACCTGACTGAGAATATGTAAACGTATTCAGTGAAGGCGTAGCAGTGATGGTGAATGTGCCATTGAATGACGTTGTCGTTACATCTGCGATATTTACAACCTGACCTACTTTAAATGTATGGTCGAGAGTAGTTGTAACTGTAACTACGTTTGATGTTCTTTGAATTGTTTGGATAAGAGAATACCCGACAACTGATGCTTGTGGGTCTCCTGGGCTATAATAAAACAACCGGCCATCGCTTGAAGCAACAGCAAGAACTTCTTGCCCCCAGTTGTCCATTGTCCATGTAAATGAAATAGGGTTAAGCCTACTTTTTGGTCGAACGTACGGAGGTGTGCTGTCAGCGCCGTAAAGACCCCATCCGTATCTGTAGGCACCGTAACCGCCTACAACTCCAGCATCTGCTGTCACGAAGTTAACAGGAGTTATGTCGGTATAATTCGACTCATTCCCCGCATAAAGCTTGGTTTCACAACCGACCATTAAATATCGGAGCGCATTATTGCTCTGAATTGGGAATAGGCATCTTACTGAACTTGCCAATGGAGATGGTGTAATACGCTGCCATCCGCCTACTGGCAGGAGTTTGTTAGAGCGCCAACGAATTAGGTTCGCGTCCCAATATCTTCCTTTAGCCATAAGCGGTGTCGCTGGCTTAACTACTCCGGGAGGTATGGCGAGCGGGACTAAAGGCATCAGGAATCTCCAAGACGCGCAAGATCTAATGAAGATATATTTACCTCATTCACGCGTCTACTCCAACCCTTACCGAAAGTCTCAAAAGTAGGAAGAGCTTGCAGAAACTGTAATCGCGCGTCGTTATATTCTTCAACGAAATGCCGTGCCCCGTCTCGGTCACAGAAACCAACAATAGCGGCAAGAGACGCTGGTCCTATCGCGCCGTCCTGCGCCACTCCAGTGATCTTCTGAGCAATCTTTGCCGCTCGTCCAGTGCCAGAATTGATTGCGCAGTCAAAGACAGACATATCGACACCGGAAGGGAGATCGTCGCCCTTAACGGCGTCCCAGTAGCGTTTGCGGTATAGCGGCGCTACATCTGACACTGTTAGTGCGCGTATATCGTCCTTCGACACCTCATGACCGACCCACTCTTCCCATACCTTTTTGGTGCAGCCGAGATTGGTTGCGCCTCCTGGGTCGCGCGGATGATCAACGTAGCCGCCCTCGTGCTTCAGCACAGCTTTCAGGCAATGGTCAAAGTTATCACGCATTACTTGCTGTCCGTGTGCCGATGAGCTGAACCGAAATAGTATGAGAGAACAAGCATCAGCGCGCCATCAAGTGTACCAAGAACTCGTGCGATCAACTCGCGCATCGATGGCTCAATCACATTGTGGAGCATGAACCACTGGACGCATCCCCATGCCACGACAACGATAACCGCCAAGACACGAGGTGTAAGGTCGTGAGTCATAATGGCGTAGTTTCTGGCGCTATCTCTGTCAGAGGCAGCGATGCGCTCCAAGTCAATGTCGAGAGACTTCATCTGCACCTTAGAAGTCAGCGTCAACCTTCTTCAGCGCCGCTAATTGCTCCGCTGTTGGGTTTGCCAGTGCGAGTTTGATCTCTTCGTCAGAGGCGTCCTGATGACCGAAAAGCGCGCCAGACAGGGCTTTTACAGCCATGCCTGCAACTGGGCCGCCCATAGCTGTGGCAAGAGTTGGTGCGACTGAGTTAATCAGTGGGCCGAATGTTTTGAGAAAATCCATTAGTGTGCTCCCCTGAGTACTAGGACAAGTCCGATTACACCCATAGCCAAAATGAGACCGCCGACGATTGATGAGACAAGGATGATGTCTTTCTTTGCCTCTTCTGCGGCTTCAGCTTCAAGTCGCGCCTGACGAGCCGCTTCTTTGCGCATCTCAGTAACCTCTTTCTGAATCTGTTCCCACGATGCAACGCCGTGCTGAGAGATAAAGAGATTCTTTGCCTCGAAAGCTAAGGTTTGCGCTTTTTTCTTTGCTGTGAAACGCTGTATCGCTTCTGCTTCATAGTCAGCAGTAGACTGGAATAACTTTTTCTTGTGAGGAAGAGAAACAATCTGGACAACTTTAGCCACCTCGGACATGAGATTGCCAACTCGTCTTGCAGTATCAACTACATCTTCTCCAGTGCTGACAGCAGACTTCAGCCCATTATAGATCGCAGTTGCACCTGCAAGGATTGTAAACGGGTCCATTCATCGACCTAACGCTTTAAAGATCAAGTCAACGAAGAACCCAAACACTACGCCGATAATCATAAGAAGCGCACCAGCCCCCTTCCACCTATTCATGGCAGAAGATATAGCTCTAACCTCAGTTTTCAGTTCACTCATGTCGCGATGAAGGTTCTCAATCTGAGCTTCCATTCGCCCTATTTGCTGATTCAGATCATCTGACATGATTCACCTATTACTATACTTGTGCTTCTACAGGTGGATTTGGATCTGTAAATTCACCAGTTGACGAGTCATACTGCCAACCAAGAGAAACAGAGTTATCATCAGATACACCGATAATAATTGCACCTTCTGGAGCAATATCAAAAGATGGGTCAGCAATAATTAAATTAATTACTGTGTTATCGCTGCTTTGTATGACCGCACATTTTTGTGGCGTCCCATTAACATGAGACATGATCATAGGACCTCCAATCATTATGTGTACTCCCAAACGCGGATAATTCCTTGCGCACCAGATCCACCTGCTGTTGTCCCAGATGTGTTTCTAGTTGCCCCGCTCCCGCCGCCGCCGTAAAGCCTTCCGTTGTTGCCAGCAAAATTCCCTGTAGTAGCACGTGGGTTTCCACCACCGCCAAAGAAAGAATTGCCACCGGCACCTGAATAACCTGACGATGCAAAAAATGGCAATCCGTCTTGTCCCTGAACATTTAAATCACCGTTCAACGGCTGTTCCGCCTGCGCCACCGGGAGTCACGTTGTTGGCTCCGCTCACTCCACCGTTTGCCTGCAATACAACACCACTAGCTGTAAATGTAGTATTACCAGCAGCCGCACCAATAGCGTAAGCCAATGACTGACCGATAGTAATTGTTCCAGTTGTTGTTAAGGATCCAGTAGTACCGTTTGCATAAGATACTGATGTTGTTGTTGATGCTGTAACTGTATATGTTCCATTGTAACCGCTTGGTACACAGCCAGCGACAGTTACCAATGTTCCGACTGATGGCGCATTAGCTTGCGTTGCGAAAGTAATTGTTGCTGTTGTGCCAGTCCCAGATGCGCCTGTAGGTGCAATCGCGGTAGGTGTAATGCCGCTGAAATACTTAGCAGCATACCCGCCAGCTCCCCCGCCGCCTCCAGTTCCAGTAGCTGCTGACAATCCGCCACCATTACCGCCACCACCTACGGCTTCTACGTAAAGAGCGGTGCAAGAAGACGGTGCTGTATAAATTGTACCGGAAGTAAGAATCTGTGGAGCGCGGATAAGTGTACCTGATGGAACAAGGCTAATCGTTGTCCATGTTGGAGGCGAACTTGATCCAGCAGACGTTAAAAATTGCCCAGATGTCCCTGTTGCCGTACCGGTTGACCCTACTGAAATTGCACCAGTAGATGTAACTCGTAGGCGTTCTGTAGGAGATCCGCCAGCAGGAGTTGTCACCAATGACAATGCACCAGAAGCCACACCGTCAGTGGCATTTTCCTTAATTCCCTTGATGTTTGCCGCATCGAAATAGGAACCACCAGAATTATATTTTGCTCTGAATGTTAGGCCACCGCCTACCCCTGCTGCAAAAGCACTCGTATCTGCAATAGAAACAAGAGAGCGAGCATCAGAATTTGTTGTTGGCGTGTTTGTCACGTCCAATTTATTTGTAGGTGAGGTTGTCCCAATACCTACTGCTTGCGCTGTATCAATAAAAACAGCAGTGGTTGTCCCGTTTGTCTGTAAGGTCAAAGAAGACGCAGATTTAACGGTAGGCGTTGTAGTAGATGTAGACCCGGTAAGGGTCGTAAAAGTTCCTGCATCCGCAGCAGTACCACCGATTGCTGGTGGCGATGCAAGGTATGTCGCAACACCAGCGCCAGTTAGAGTTCCAGTTACCGTCAAAGTCTTACCAGCGCCGATATTTAGACCTACAGATGTCCCGTTACCGGCAGCGTTAAATAGACCATCGAGAGTATCAAGGTCAGTATTGAGATGACCTCCCCACTGATCTGTATCAGCGCCAACTTCTGGCTTCGTCAGATTAAGGTTTGTGGTGTAAGTATTTGCCATCGCTTATGCAGCCTTCTGCCAAGTTGCTGACCCGTTTTCAATCGGGGTCCAAGTATCAGGATTCTGAGTTATGGGTGTCCATGTACCTGAACCATTAGATTGCGTACTCCATGAAGCGGAACTGACAGCCTCAGATTGCCAATCACTTGCCTCTATTTGCTCCGGTTCCCACAAAAGTTGGGCTGCCACAGTAGCAGCACTCAGTTGAGTGACAGAAGCCGCCACACCCGCAAATAAGAAAGCCTGCGAATTGGAAATAGATACCACATTTGTGGCTGCGGCAGCAAGGTAGACTGCCTGCCCAGATACCGTTGCAGAAGACGTAGAAGTAGCATTTGCAGAAACGTCTGTGAACCGCGTTGCTGTTATTATTGCGGTATCCTGCGCCTCTGTGGCCGCTAATACTGCCGTAGCAACAATGCTAATATTTATATCAGTAGTATCTTGCGCCTCTGTGGCCGCCAAAAATGCGTATGTAGTAGCTGTAACTGCTACACTTGAGGTGTCCTGGGCTTCTGTAGCTGCTACGTAAAAACGGGATGTCTTTAAGCCATAGGCACCAACGCCATACCCGCCAATCCCATAGTTGCCAGTGGTTGACTCGGTGAAATTTGTAAATACGCTAGACTCAACACTTGCTGTATCTTGCGCTTCAGTAGCGGCAAGCGAAAGTTTAGCAGCGTTCTGAAACGCTGATACCTGAAATGCTGTAGTTTGGAACGCGTATAGGGTCATTAGACCCAATCTCCAACACTTGTGTTAGCGCCTGCTGTGCCAATTGGATAAAGAAAGACGTAACTACCAATGTTTACAGTTGTGGTTTGACCAGGAGCAACAGAAAATGTGACTTGTGGTATAAATGTCCCAGCAGTGTTGCATGAAAATGTACCTCTCAAAGAGATAGCATCAAAGCTCGCAGCAGTTCTTGCAGCAGCTACCACAGTTGCTGTTGCTTGCGTGACAAAAGAAGATGTTGCAGCGACATCAAGGTTAAAAGCGGTAGTAGCACTTCTATAATAAGAATAACCAATATTGTTATATGTTGCGGTTCCGCCGAAAGCGAGCCCAAGCGTATGTGAAGTAGCTGTTACTGTTCTCGATAAAGCATATAGAGCTTCAAACCGATATACAGTGTTCGCTGATACGTTAGCCCCTACGCCAAAAACACTGGAAGCACCGGCAGCACTTGCTATCGTTCTTGTCGCGTTAAGTCGGTAAAATTGCTCTCCTGGTATAACACCACGTTGTAAACCTTGTGGCGTTCCGTAGAACACCTTTCCATCGTACTCGACAGCCCCAGCGGTTGCTGATGTAAGCAAAGTACCTGACGAAAAATCCAATGGCGCAATAGACGTAGTCCCGGCAACAAGATTTACCTGACCGGGAAACGTAGCATTATTGCTCGCGTCAAAAGACAACGGAATTTCTACAGCATCGCCAGTACCAGCAGTAGCCGTACGGCCAAGAATATTGCCCTGAGCAAGAGTCAGCGTATGCTCGTCATTCCAGTTTGAAGGCTGGACAAGAGACGTATCTCCACTATCAGCGACAGCAGATGTGAACGCATGTTTTAGAGATACAGCCATTTGTATTACCCGTGAGTGATAGTACCAGACGTTACCTGCACAGCCTGACCAGACGATATTGCTGTCGCATTGATAATGATATTCGTTCCAGAAGTGCCAACAGTCAAACCTGTCACTACTGGTGTACCGGCA